ACCAATGAGATACCATGCGGCGAGTATCGATACGCACAGTCCGAGGTCGGGCTTTGGTATCTTGAGAAGGGCGTGACATACACCTGTCGAGTCAGCGTCCCGCCGGACTCGCATCGTTTCGTTGGACAGGTCACAGTTGGCTGGGCAGCTCAACCAGCAAACCTAGAGCAGACAAAATTCATGCTGGAGATTGCCAGCGCAATGTTGACCAAGAGAGGAAGCTGATATGGACTGGCTCAAGCAGATCGCACCAACCATTGCCACTGCGCTCGGTGGCCCACTTGCAGGCATGGCAGTCTCGGCTGTCTCCAAGGCCATCGGCGTCGATGAGAAGGAAGTCGGCGACCTGATTGCCAGCAACAAGCTGACCGCAGACCAGATCGCTCAGGTCAAGTTGGCCGAGATCGAGCTGGCAAAGCAGGCGCAGGAGCTGGGCCTGAACTTTGAAAAATTGGCGGTCGAGGACCGCAAAAGCGCCAGGGAGATGCAGGCCACCACTCGCTCGATGATGCCACCAATACTGGCCGGAGCTGTGACGCTGGGCTTTTTCGGGATCATGGTGATGATGTTCTTCAACCAGATCGACAGCAATAATCCGGCCATCCTGATGATGCTCGGCAGCCTTGGAACGGCCTGGACAGGGATCATTGCCTACTACTTTGGCAGCTCGGCTGGCTCGCAGGCCAAGACCGATCTGCTCTCCAAAGCAACCAAGTGAGGACACCATGAAACATAATTTTGACGCTGCGCTGGCTGCCGTGCTGCACCACGAAGGAGGGTTTGTGAACCATCCAAAAGATCCAGGAGGGATGACTAATTTAGGATGCACCAAGAAGGTCTGGGAGGAGCATTGCGGCCATGAGGTGGACGAGAAGACGATGCGTGCGCTCACGCCTGCCGATGTAGCACCTCTGTACAAGGCCAAATACTGGGACAAGGTGCGCGGCGACGATCTTCCGTCCGGCGTGGACTATGCTGTGTTCGATGCCGCCATCAACAGCGGCCCAGGAAGGGCTGCAAAGTGGCTCCAGGCGTGCGTTGGCGTCGAGCAGGATGGTGGCATAGGCCCGAAGACTTTGGCGGCTGTGGCGGACCTTGATGCGCAGCAGCTCGTCGAGGATTACTCCAAGCGCCGACTGTCATTCCTTGTTAACCTACCAACTTGGACAGACTTTGGCAAGGGCTGGGGCAGGCGCGTCGCTGATGTGAAGGCCAAGGCAGCCAGCATGACTGCCTGAGACCTGCTACATAGGCTTGCGCGTGCGGCACGCCTCGCGCATGGCTGGCGTGAAGTCTGGGTGGAATGACGCCATGCTGCAATCGATGATGCGCCTGTCTGGTGCCAGGGCGGCAGACGCTGCGATCAGGACGATCCACAGGCAGACGACAAATGTCACGCCAAGCACCACCAGCATGGCGGTGGCCATCCTCTTAAGGTATCTAGGCGCAGGACTTGGCGGCAGCGGCTCAGCGGCCAGCATGACTGGCTTGCACTTGGCAACCCGCGCAGGGCAATCGCAGCCCTGGCGGCAGTTCCCATACTCATCGCAGCAGTTCATTTGTCCAGGCCCAGAAACAAACAGGCATATTTATGGCGGTCGCCTTTGGAGTCGATGTAGGTCTCACCGCAGCCGACCATCCACTCCATCAGCAGGATGGCCAGGGCAATGCCGATCAAGCTGGCCAGCGCCAGGTTAAGAATCTTCTTCATTTCTTGACCTCCGAAGGTGGCACCCAGCCCATTGCGCGAAAGCGATCCATGATGTTTGTGGACGCTGCTGGAACGTACTTCCAGTCAGGGTTCAGCAGGCTTGGCCTGATGGCCAGCCAAGAGGGTTGCTGAGGTTGTGTGGCTTGCATGGTGGTCTCCTTAGATTTTGAACTCATGGGCCTTCAAGAAGGCAATCTCTTGTTCGGTGGCCATGCACACGGCCATCATGTGCTTTTGCAGGTAGGCCTGCAGCTTGGCCCTGTTGCTGGGCGATGGGCACTTGCGGTAGGTTTCGATCAGTCTGCTCACGTTCAGCTCCTTGCTGGTTGGTTGCGATGACTGCATCATACCACGATTTCCCACAATCTATGCAACTAGGGACAAACCCTAGTCTTTTGTTTTTTTCGCAGCGATGATCTTGGCCACCTTCTCGAGCGTTGTGAAGCGGTGTTCATTGGCGCACTCGTAGCGCCGATACTTGGCATTGTCTGCACGCTGGCGAGTTTCCTTCACCAGCGTCCAGGTGCCGCAGACAGGGCACTTCATGCGACCACCTTCTTACCTTCGTCAGCCAGCCCCTGCTTGATGTAGTGCAGCACCTGGGCGGCCAGTGTCCTGGTGTCTTGCTCGGCCTGGCGGCGCAGCGCCAGCTCCACATCGGCAGGGATGCGGATCGTCATGTAGCGGTCCTTGGTCTTCTCGGTGGCCATCAGTCGGTGCCTCCAGCATTGGTGATGGCGGCCTCCTCGAACATGTCTGTCGTGGCCTGGCCGGTGGCCAGCTCCACAGGGATGCCGTGCGTCAGCAGGCTGACCAGATCGTCCTGGCCAGCGACCTCGATGTCGAACCGAGTCGAGGCAGCGTACTTAATGGCCTGGGCCTGGTTGGCTGCGCGAATCAGGCGGTGGCGGTTGGTCTCCGTGTCGGTGACAACGTAAATTCGAGTGCTCATAGTGTTTCCTTGCGTTGGTTGAAAAAGGCACTGATCTGCCTCTTGGCATCGTCAGCACCTTTTCCCACTATACAACAGAATCCCACACTTTCCAGATATGCGATCCAGTCTTTTTGCTCCGCACTTAGGTTGCCGCCTTTGGTGCGCTTCATCTCCACCCACAGCCTCCAGGCAGGGATGAACAGGTCTGGCACGCCTTTGACGACACCAGTGGCCTTCATCTTCGCAGCCACAGCAGGATGCCGATGGCCTCCATTGGGTACAGAGAAAATTCTCACCTCCGGATAGGTTCGCCTGAACCACTGCACCAGCATCATCTGCTCATGATCTTCGCTTGGGATGCGGTCTAGAACGGACATTCAAACTCCCACTTGTCGCAGCCATCCACCGTGGCCGCAAAGTCCTCGGGCGGCGTCATGTCAAACACCAGGCAATGGCCGGAGTGATTGAAATGCTCGCAAGTAAAACAGCACTTCGGCGGTCCGGACTTTACCCACTGGCGGTAGTCAAGCAGGAACTGTGGTTCTGCTGGTCTGGTGGTCATGCTTGCACTCCTATTTTTCCCCATTGTTCAGCCATTGCCTTGGCGATTCCTTCGTAGGTTTCACTGCGCAACTTCCAGCGATCCTCACTTGGTGGCATCAGATGGATGCGTTGTTCACGTCCATCGACAACATTGGTCGGCTTGAGGTGTGGCAGGCCTTTCAGCCACAGGCATGTTGCTTTCGTTTCTCCATGCCCGAACATCCAAGGCTGGATGATCTGGTCAGGCTTACGCCACAGACTGGACATGATGCAGATCGGGTTTTCAATGGCAATCATTGGGATGTGATCTGCTCTTTTGTGCAGGGCCATAAAAAACGATGCACTTGCCTGCTGCCGTCCAATCATTTTTTTGGCTTCAAAATGCCGAGCGCCAGACACAGAACGATCGGTGCATGGAGGGTGAGCAATCATCAAATCCCAAGGGTAGTCAATGACATCAAAAACATTGCCTTGGTAATGTGGCCCAAGAGCATCTGTAGGAAGAAGATCACAACTCATAGCCTCTGCCCCCCCCCCCGCAATAAATGCATCACGAACACGTCCAGAGTATTCGCAAGCCACAAGAACACGAAGTTTTCTCATGCCCAACTCCTCTTCAAAACACGGTGAAACTTCCCGTCCATCTTGTACTCAATGCTGCTGGGCGGCTGGCTGTTGCTCATCTGCACGGCCAGGTACTCCAGCCCTTCGCTGCCGTCCATGTGCGTGGCCTGGGCCAGATTCGCACCGGACGATGTTGCCATCGTCATCAGTTGGCGCATGGCCTTGTCGCCTGCATACCCATCGTGCAGCACAGGCAGGTACTCGGTGATCGGTCTGTCGGACAGGCTGCCATAGTATGTGCAGGACAGCATCTCCTTGCCGCTGGCTCGGCTGGTGTGCCTGCGCCAGTTCCAGCTCGTCACCTCAAGGTCTTTGCCTTCCAGGCCCATGATGTCGTCGTCGCGCAGCTCCAGCTTCTTGCGCTCAGGCTCAGGGAATGCATGGCCGCAGGCAGGGCAGTTGGCCACCGAGATGGCGCACAGCTCACCGCAGGTATCGCAGACCTTCACTGGCGCTTCACCGTTGCCGTCTCCGGCCTTCTTGGGTGGCTGCACCGCGGTGATCGGCCCGTGCGTGGCCACCACGCCAGCAAAGTCCAGCACCAGGCAGTGATCGGTGTGGCTCTTGACACGCATCCCTCGGCCTGCCATCTGAACGTACAGACTGGCGCTCATGGTCGGGCGCAGCATGGCGATCAGGTCGATGTCAGGGTAGTCGAAGCCGGTGGTCAGCACGTTGGCGTTGGTCAGCGCACGCAGGAGGCCAGCCTTGAAGTCGGCCAGCATCTTCTCGCGTTCCTTCTTCGGCGTCTCGCCAGTCACGCAGTCAGCGGCAATGCCGTGCTGTTGTAGGACTTCGGCTACATGCTGGGCATGCTTGACGCCTGTACAGAACACCAGCCAGGCTTTGCGGTCTCCAGCCAGATCAATCACCTCGCGCACCACCCGCTGGTTGTTGTCGTCGGTATCGACTGCGGCCTGCAGCTCGGCCTCGATGAACTCCCCGCCACGCTTGTGCACGCCAGTGGTGTCCAACTTGGCCTTGGTGACCTTGGAGCGCAGCGTGGCCAGGTAGCCCTTGAAGATCAGCTCCTCAATGCTGGTTGGTTCAATCAACGCATCAAACAGCGCAGGCTTGTCAGTGATTAGGCCATGACCAAGCCTGTAAGGGCTGGCTGTAAGCCCCACCACCCTCAGCGCAGGGTTGATGGCCTTCAGCTCACCCAGCAGTCCTCTGTATCCACCCTCGTCCTTGTGGTTGACCAAGTGGCATTCGTCGATGATCACCAGGTCGATGTGGCCCAACTCCTTGGCCTTGCTGCGCACCGACTGGATGCCTGCAAAGGTGATCGGCTCACCGAGCTGCTTCTTGCCGATGCTGGCGCTGTAGATGCCCATCGGAGCGCCTGGCCAGTGCAGGCGCATCTTCTCTGCGTTCTGCTCGATCAGCTCCTTCACATGAGTCAGCATCAGAATCTGCGTCTCCGGCCAGTTCTGCAGGGCGTCCTTGCACAGCGCGGCCACAATGTGCGACTTGCCGGAGCCGGTCGGCAGCACCAGGCATGGATTGCCGTGGTGGCCAGCCTCGAACCAGGCATAAAGCTGGTCGATGGTGCGCTGTTGGTAGTCACGCAGCATCGTTGCCCCTTGCTCGGATGGCGGTGGCGTTGGATTGCAGCAGGCTGCGAGAGATCGGGTTGGTGCAAGCCATTGCGTTGGCGTCAACCAGTGCAGCACACGCCTCTCGTTCAGCCTTGACCGCTGCTTCAAGCTCTGAGCGGTAGCACATGGTGTCGTCGTCATCTTTTGTCATGTTTTACCTTTGGCTCATGGATGCAGGAGTCCTCGTAGTCGAGAACGTCTTTCAGCCGATAGCGGATCAGGCCGCCGATTTTGAGATAGCGCACGCCCTGCTTGAGTGACCTGTCGCGCTCAAGGGTTGCTTCGCTGATCTTCCAGCGAAAGGCCACTTCCTCTTGCGTCAAAAGTTGCTCGTTCATTGTGGCCTCTCCTCTTCATCAAATGCCATGTCTGGCGGGTGCGGTATGTCGTCATGCACGATCACACCATCGACTGCCTCGATGTACTTGCCACAGACAGCGCAGTAGTAGCCGTCATCCATTGTTCTGCTCCTTGAGTTTGGCTTCTGTTGCTTTAATGAATTTTGTCTTGTCGAACTGACCCATAAAAGTTCTGCACAAACCCATCACATCTTCATCCGTCAGATCGACCCACGGGCGCTGTGGTTGGGTGGTGTAGAGGTAATCTGTCAAAGCAAAGCCCCGGTTCACAAGTTCCATAGCCGTGAACTCGTTCAGACTGCCGATTGATGCCACCGGCTCCTGCTCTGGCTGCGCCAAGGCTGCACGCAAGCTGTCACGCTCAGCGATTAGTTCTTCAATCTTTTTGCAATAACCAGCTACCGACTGCTCTGGCTGCGCCAGCCTATCGCGCAGGGCAACTCGAACAGCCTCACGCTCGTCGGTGTTGCCGTAGCTCATCGCGTCAAACGCCTGCTGCATCAGTTCTTTGTCGGTATTCATCCCACAATCCTCCCACCAAAATCCCTGCGCATCTCGGCGATGAACGAATCTCCGCTGGCGCAGGCAGCGGCATTGGCCAGCAGCTCCTTGGAGCTGTAGACACCCTCTTGCTCTGGGTCACCGTTGGCCACGGTCACGCCACCAACGACATAAACAGCCGTCCACTCGTCCGGCCCGTCCTTGCGCTGCCAAGGCACCAGGTCGGGATGCAGGACATGACTCTCGCAGCCGGTGCGCTGCGCCTCCAGCGGTATCGTGTCATCCCACTTGGCGCAGTGCCAGGTGCTGTCCGACTTGGCCGTGCTGTGCGCGCAGGTGCGGCAGTTCACGTGCTTGGTGGTTTTGCTTTGGTGGCAGAAATCATGAGCATCGCAGAACTTGCACTGATACCAGCTCGGATCGGTGCTGATCGGTGGCGGCATGCGGTCTTCCTGCGCCAGCAAATAACCACGCCTGATGTACCTCTCGGCAACATCCTTCTCGTATCGCACGCGCTCGGTGTAGATGCGGTCATCGTCCTTGCAGACCGCCACGTACAAGGCCCGATCAATCTCGGTGCCGTGCATGTAGAGCTGCATCTGCACAAAATGCTCAAACTTGGCACTGGCCACCGAGCCAGCTTTGAGCAGGTCGTCGAATGACTTCTTGCTGTGCGTCTTGAACTCGGCTACATGGCGCTTCTTGGGCGCTTCTGGCACTCCAGACTCAATGATGGCGTCCAGGCTGCCGGACACATGGCAGCCAAGGTCTACCCTGGTCTGCTTGCCCGATGTGCTGCGAATGTCCATGCCAATGGCTCGCAGGTCGCTGATGATGTTGGCCTCCTCATGCTGGCCAC